AAATAATGATTGAGACATAGGTTGTCCAGTAGCAGAAGATTTCATTAAACCTAATCCTAATGTAAATGCAGGGTTAGCCATTAATCCTTCAAAACCACCTTTGTCTTTCCATTGTGATCTAATACTTGCTAGATCCATACCAAAAAATCTTTTAGATTGTTCATTGCTTAATCCTAAACCTGAATTCATTTCATTTTGTTTCATGTCCATAGTAGACATACGTGGTTTAGCTCCTCTTACATTAGCATTAGATCCATCAACAGCTACTTTTTTTCCTGTATTAGCATCTATTCTGTAAGGAACAGATTGAAATTCTTCTCGTCCTGAATATTTATTTCTATCAATTTTACCAAAATTAGAATCAGTAAATGTTTGATTAGGATCATAATTTACGTCCATAAAAGTTTCACCTGACATATCTCCAGCTGTTCCTTCATTAGGAAATATACCTAAAGCTTTTTTTCTTAAATCATTTATAAATGACATTATAATACTCTCCTATCTAGTTTATTTAATTTTAAAAAATCGTAATATGGACTATCGCTAACTGCTAATAATCCTTGTTGTGTTCTTGATGAGTATAATGTGTTTCTAACATTATCATACAAATCTATTATATTGGCTTTAGATCCTATATAACTATTAATCCATCCTGATGGATCAGGTAATCCTGTACCAGCAGTATTAACTGTTCTTATTGAATCAGGAATAGCTGCACTATTAGAATCAATTGTTGGAGGTGGATTGTTATTATCTCCTCCTGTTAAATTCATATCTTTAGCATCTTCTGTTCTAAATCCTGCATCAAATGCTTGTTGGTCAATAGCTTGTTGAGTTTCTAAATCTTCAGAAGAATAATCATCTGTAAGTCCTCTAGACTCTGCCCAATCTCCAACAGTTGATTTGTAATCACCTTCTCCTATACCATCTTCGCCTGTAGCAAGAGTTGGTTCAGTTTTTCTTTCAGCATCTCTTTTAGCTTTATATCCTGAAAGAAGTAAACCAATAGTCGTAGTAACTGGCTCCATAGTATTTACATTTAATAAACCTTTAACAGTAGTACCTTTTTTAAATAGATTTTGTTTTTTAAATTCATCTAAAGCATAATCAGTTACACTAGGTTGATTTACAGGTGTTACATTAAATTCTTTACCAGTAGTATATGTTGAATCTATATCATCATTATCTGAAGGTGTTGTAGTTGTTTTAGATGATCCTCCATAATATCCACTACCTGAGTCAAATCTTGAATGATTATTATCACTTCCACTATCATTGCTACTATTATCATTACTGCTCATTCCACCATAAGAGTCAAATGATCCATAATCTTCTGCCATATTAAAGTAGTCCTCCTAGTAAACCAAAGCCTCCACCTATCGCAGCTCCCATTCCAGCTTTGTTAAATTGATCTCCAATAGCTAAGCCAGTTAAAGCACCACCTGCTGCCATTCCAAAAGGATTTTTTTCAAAACTTTGTGTTCCTTGTTGAACAGGAAATCCTGAAGCTACAGGTGTAATTACATTAGAGAATCTTTGTAAATTTTGATATGGAGCTAAGTTCTGTTCTTGTTGTAAACTTCTTAATTCCTCTCCAACAGATGTTAAGCTTGGTACAGCTCTAGCAGTTTGTAACTGTCTATTACGTTCATTTTCATATGATTGAAAAGCTAAAGGTAATGCCTGTTTCCCTAATTGACTAACAACTTGTTGTTGAGACATAGGACTGCCTGGAGTTCTACCTGCACCTGAAAATTGTTCAGCAACATTCGTGTACGCACTTGATGCTGCATCAGCAATTAAAGGAGATAAAAAAGGATTAGAATATTGCCCTGAAATTGTATCTGCAATTTGCGTATTTGCCAGTCCTGCTATATTTTCTTGTGCAGCTAAACCTGCAATCTGTTGTGTTGTTGGATCTACATATTGTGGCCCTTGCCCATAAATAGCACTAGCATCAGATATAATCTGATTTAATGCTGGTTGTGCTGGTGCGTAAGGTTCGTTACTTTGTATAGTAGTACCTCCACCACCTGATGATCCTCCTCCTCCAAATGACATATTATTTTTTCTCCTTTTTATGTTTTTCTAATAAAACATGAGTACGATTATACCCATATCTGCTTAAAACTTTTTGCCAACCTGGTCTAGCAATGAGTTCCATTGAATCGCATTTGTTATCCCAAGCAAATTGTTCTATATTTTTAATTAAGTGTTGCCACTTTTCTCTATGATGTCCTGTCATAATTCTTATGTTCAGACATTTCTTTAATGGTCTTTGTAATATTTCAGTAACTACAACACCATAATATTGTGTGTTCTTTTCTTCTTTATCCCACAACATCCAAAGTTGCATTTTCTTATCTTTGATTAATTGTTTAATATTAGAAGATAAAGCATAACCATTAGATCTAGCTAATGCATCTGCAATGTCTTTTTCAACGTGATTCCAAGCATCGTCAGTCATATCATTAGGTATATATACCAATTCAATCATGAAGATTTTTCGTCAAATATTTCTAATACACTTATTATTCCTGCTATATCATCAGCAGTTTGAGCTTTTAATTTTAAAGTATCTGCTGATTCTAATACAATTGTACCTTTAGCTAAATTTTCTACATTTTTAGAACCTAAAGATATATGTGCTATTTCATGTTCAGCATCAGAATCAGATGAGTCTGTTGTAAATGCTTCTACTTCATTAGCACCTGAATGAATATTTGTTACTTGTATTGTTTTAACTAAAGCTGTTCTATCTGTAGGGCAAGTATAAACAGTAGTTTTATTTGTACTGTTTAATGAAAACATTGCATTTTTATAGATGTTAGCCATTATTAGTCAGGTTGTGCTGGGTATGAAACACCATTGACATCATCTACAGTGCTTAAACCATTAGTTAAATTTCTAAGGTTTGTTCTGTAAGTTTGCCATTCTGTTCTTTTAGCAGATGTTAAAGCTGTATCTGATAAAGCAGTCCAGTCAGAACTTAATAACAAATTATTTCTTTTTTGTCTTAAGTTTGCTATTGCTCTATCAAAAGCACCAGCTTCCCAAGCTGCTTCTTCTGCATCTCTAGCTGCTTCTTCTTCTGCTGTAAATTGGATTCTTTCTCCATTTACCATTTTGTATCTTGGCATTGTTTCTCCTTATTGTTGTTTGTTATCATAATTATTTATAGAACTCCATACATATCTATCGTGCCTGAATCACAATTTCCTGAACTAAATTTAAAATCTAACCCTGTAATTGCACTTGTGGTATTAAAATAACCCGCAGAAAAATTATCTTGTGCGTGGTTATCCTCATTGTTTCCACTAATTCTTGCAATAAAATGTTTTACAAAGGTTGTGTTACTAGGTTCAAATAAATGTAAATATCCAGATAAACTTGCATCAGCATCATTACTAGCTTGATTAGATAGAGTATGATAGCCTGTTCCTTGTGCAACATCATCTGCACTTCTATATCCTAAAGAAGCTTCAGAATCACTTTCACTATGATATGCTTGAAAAGCAGTTGTAGTTTTTGTAATATCAAAAGAGTGGCTAGAGGTATCATCAGTACCATTAAATTGAAAACTTACATTATCAGAAGCTGGATGAATACTATTAAGTATAAAAATATACTCTTTGTAGGTGCTATTTATTCCTGATGTAATGCTTACACTTGATGACGAACTTGCAGTTGATCTTGATATAAAAATTAAATTACCTAAACCAGTTATACTACCAAAAGCAGTTGCGTTCTTTACACCATTATTATTTAATTTAACTATACTCATTATGATTTACTTAATCCATACATTTTAATTACACCACTGTCTATATTACCTGAACTCATTTTAAATTGTATTTCATCGATTGCACTTGTTGTATTAAAGTATGCACCAGTATATGAATCTACTGGACCATTATCATCAGCAATAGTAGATGTTCTTCCTACAAAATGTTTTACAAATGTTGTACTACTTGGGTTAAACAAATATAAATAACCACTAACACATTGATCAGCATCATTTCCAACATTTTGACTTAATCTTTGAAATCCTGTTCCTTGTGCTAAATCACCACCAGTAGAATAACTTAATGCAGCAGAAGAACCACTTTCAAAATGATAAGCGATAAAATATGCACTGGTAATAGTTTCATTATAACCACTACCCCCAGCAGCATTACCTTGAACTTGTAAATAAACACCATCTGAAGCTGGATGAAGATTAATAAACTTAAATAAATAAGTATCGTATGTGCTATCTATGCTAGAAGTAAAAGAAGAAGATGATACTCCTGATGATATTGTATTAGTAGTAATTAAATTTAAACCACCACTAGCTATACCTGCAGCTGCTGTAATAGAGCTTATAGAATTATTATTGTATTTAACTAACGCCATATAATTTTATAACTCCACTATCTATGTTTCCTGATGACATTTTAAATTGTATAGCATTTATTGCACTTGTAGTGTTAAAATATCCTGCTATAAAACCATCTTTTGCCCCAGTAGCAGCTACTGATGATCGTGATATAAAATGTTTAATATGCGTAGTATTGCTTGGATCAAATAAATGTAAAGTACCTGATGTGCTTTCATCTGCACTTGTACTTAAACTGTCTGCAAGTCTTAAATATGAAGTAGATTGTGCTAAATCTTTTCCTGCTACATAAGCTAAAGCTGTTGAACTATCTCCCTCATCGTGTGTTGCGTGAAAATAGGTAGATGTTAAAGTAACTCCATAACTAGTACCACCATTCGTGCTAGCTTGAAATGTAAAATGTTCTGCTTCTGCTGGATGAATATTAATAAACTTAAACATATATTCTTTATAAGTGCTATCTATTCCTGATGTAATGCTTAATGTTGAACTAGAACTAGCTGTAGATGTAGATATTAAATTTAAAGCACCACCTGATACAGCTGTTGGTAAAGCTGTGATGGCTGATAAGGAATTGTTATTTGCAGATACTACTGCCATTATTAACTCCTATGTTACC